CGGTATCATTCGCGGCCCTGCGCAAGCAGACGCGCACCTGCCCAGGTGGCGGAATTGGTAGACGCACTAGTTTCAGGTACTAGCGGGTAAAACCGTGGAGGTTCGAGTCCTCTCCTGGGCACCAAGTAAACGTCCGACGACGTCCGGTTAAATCCGGGAAGTCCTAAAAAACCGCGCTGTGACGCGGTTTTTTTGTGCGCGTTCGTCCGATTGTGTCCGCTGGCATCCGGGCAAAATGTGAGTAAGTTTGTGAGTACGCGTGAGTAGCGCTACTATCGCCGAAAGGCCCGACTTACTCACTGGCGCACAAGCATGCTGACCGACGCAAAGTTGAGAGCGCTCAAGCCGCGCGAGAACGTCTACAGGATCGCCCACGCCCTGGGGCTGGCAATAGAGGTCCGGCCGAGCGGAGCGCGCCTTTGGCGCTTCCGGTATCGATTCGATGGCGTCGCCAATATGCTCGGGCTGGGAGAGTACCCGGGCGTTTCGTTGACCGAGGCCCGAGAACGGCGCGACGCGGCTCGGCGCCTGCTGGGCGACGGGATAGATCCGAGCGCGCAACGCAAGGTCGACGAAGCGGCCGAAAAGGCTAAGGCCGACCACGCCAGGCGTGGAACTTTCGAGGCTGTCGCCGCCGACTGGCTGGAATTCAAGGCGAAGGGCTGGGCCGCAGAGACAAGGCGCAAGGCCGAACTTGTCCTGAACCGCTATTTGATTCCCGCGCTCGGCCGCCGTGACATTGCCACGCTCGCCTCGAAGGACGCGGCAAAGCCGCTGGCCAAGTTGGCCGACACTGCCCCGAACCTTGCCCGCAAAGCGCGCCAGTACGTCGGCGGCATCGTCCGCTTCGCCCAGCGCGAAGGTTTGCGCGACGAGGCCCGTGCGCTGCCGCTGGATGAAATCCTGCCGAGCTTCAACAAAGGCAACATTCCGGCGGCCACGTCGCCGGATGAAATTGCGAAGCTGATGCAGTCGATATCCAAATATCCGACGCCGGTGGTCCGCGCCGCCCTGCTTGCCTGCGCCTACACAGCCCAGCGCCCTGGCGTCGTCGTCGCGATGCGCTGGGACGAGATCAATGGCGACGAGTGGCATATCCCCGGCGACAAGATGAAGATGCGCCACGCGCACATTGTTTCCCTTCCCCGGCAGATCATCGAATCACTCGAAGAAATGCGCGCCTACACTGCCGGCCGCGAATACGTGTTCCCGCCATTAGCCCGGCAATCGACCCAGCACCTTCAACGCGACGCACTGAGCAACGCACTTCGCCGCATGGGCTTTTTCGGGAAGCATGCGGCGCACGGCTTCCGCGGCACGCTCCGGACCGTCGCACGCGAGCGGCTCGGCATCGCTGCCGACGTGCTAGAGGCGCAGCTGGCGCACGCGAAAAAAGGCGAGGTGCAAAAGGCCTATGACCGCACGACGTTCACTGACGAACGGCGGAAGGCGATGCAGGCCTGGGCGGATTACCTGGATTCACTGCGCAAGGGCGCGAACGTGATCCCGATCAAGCGCAAGGCGAGTTAACCGAATCCGGCGCGAGCCGGTAAGCGGCTCCCCGGCGTGGCCTAAACACGTCGGGGAGCCTGACCACAACGAAACGATGAGGTTTCATCATGGCTGGCAAAAGTATACAACTCGAAGAATATCAGGTGACACAAATCATCGATGCCCTGCTGATCGGGCTGGCGTGTTATGGCGAGGTAGAAAAGAATCAGAACGCCGTCGAAATCTTGAAGTCGCGCGGCGTTGTGGTCGACAACAGCCTGTGCGCCTTGCATCCGACGGGATGCGTTGACGTACCAAGTGACTTCGCCACCGCGCTGCAGTTCTTGCACGCCATCCATCTGAAAAGCGCATAAACGAACACGCCACGGCTAGGCCGGCCAGCCGAACGCGGGAAACCTTCACCCGCTGCCGTGGTGTTCCTTTGAAGGGCGCAGAGAAGGTGCGCGCACCATGCCAATCAAGGCGCAAGCCATAGGGAAGCAAAGCATTCAGAGCAACTTGCTTCCAGACTACGAACGGATCGGAAAAACGGCGCGGTGGGGCGAACATCTACCGGACGCTTTGTATCATGCGATTACGCAGGATTATCTGCCCGTCTACGCGCATGTGGACGGGCTCCGCGCGATTCCTTGCCCTCGAGCCAGAGGCAAATCCCGAGACGACAACGAAAAGCTGATCAGCCCAACCCCGAAAGGTTGGCGCGTAACTGTTGACGCGAAAATTTTTTACGACGGTCCAGGTTATCGCTTGAAAGGCTACTGGCAAATTCTCAATGATCCAGAATCGGAGTCGGGTGACGCTTCGATTGCCACTTGTGTTGTGGATGATTCTGGGCAGCTGGATCGTATCGAACGTGATAGGACTCGAAGGGTTGGATGGCTTTATCGATCGCGCGAAGATCCAGAATTACCCGGCAGTGATTCGCTCGTCTTGGTGGATGATCTTTTTGTGCGATTCGATGACCTCTACGTCAAAATGACTGAGGTTTTCGCCCGCGCCACGAGCGGAACAGCCTTGAAGCAAATTGAACGTCATGCGGGCAACGAGGCTGAGGTTCTGCGCGTCGCGCTTTGGCTGCTCTCGCAGGATGTCGCCGGCTTCTATCGTTTTGAGAAAAGCAAGAAAGTGAACGCGCGAAAACTCGCTGAGGGAATCATTGAGCAACCTGAAAAATGGTGGACTGAAGGCGCCTGCCCACTTTCCCTGCGCACATGTGCGGATCATCTTCGCGATATTTTCGATGGCGAGCCGAGAAAAAAATAATCTTACCCTGCACTTTTTTAAGTACACGACCAGCATCAATAAATAGCCTGATCCGCATCTTTCCAACTAGATGCGGCTATGACCATAGAAAACCAAGGAGCCGGAACCCGGCTATTGCGACTCCCGGAGGTCATGCATCTGACCGGCTTGGGTCGATCGCAAATCTACGCCCTCGCGCAGGCTGGCAAGTTTCCCTCGCCGATCAAAATTTCCCAGCGTTGCTCCGCATGGCCGGAATCGCGTTTGCTGACTTGGATCGCTGACCGCATCGCGGAAGCCGAACACGGCAAGAAACCCGGAGCCGCGTAATGAAACGCGGCCGTGAGTTCTGCCCGCGTAGCGTTCGCGACGACGCAAGGTTGTTGGCGAGTGACGGATATGCCTGGGCTGGCTGTATCGCTGGCGTCGGCGCAGGCACGATCAAACGGGCGATACAGCGTCCTGAAAGGACAACCCGGCGCGTCGTGCTTGCCATTCGCAGGGCTGCCGAACTTGTGCGCGAACAGCAACGAGCGCTTGAAGCTTATTTGGCCCAACGCCAATCGCGTGAGATGGCCGAATGGCGCGCGTGCGAAGCACAGCGAGAAGCCCAACGCGAGGCCGAAGCCGTGGCGGCGTCTTCGGGCGGTCGAGTTGTGATCCTCGCCGACGCCCGCCGCAAGCGCACCGCGCGTCGACGCTCCGCGTCTGCTGGCCGGTGGCCGAACGATGCCGCCTGATTCCCGCGTCGTCGGCACTGCATCGGCTCCGGTCGAAATGCTGCTGTCCAGGCTGGACAAGGTCCGCCGCTGCGGCCGCGGCTGGATTGCGCGCTGCCCCGCACACGAAGACAGCAGCGCATCGCTTTCCGTTGCCGAAGGCAACGATGGAAGATGCCTGGCGAAATGCTTCGCCGGGTGTGATTTACATGCCATTGTCCGCGCGCTCGGCATCGAGATCGCGGACCTGTTCCCGGAACGCATCCGCGACACATCGCCCGAAGGCCGCGCTGCCATGCGCGAAGCGCACCGGCAAAGCGGCTGGGCCGCTGCCTTGAACGTCCTCGCGCGCGAGGCAGCGATTGTGGCGATTGCCGGGCGCACGATCGCGCAGGGGCAAGTCTTGAACGCCGATGATGCCGCGCGCCTGCAAGTCGCGCTGGATCGCATCGAAGGCGCGCGCGAGGTGCTGGCATGACCTCCCTCGAAGAGCAAGCCGAACGCGAAGCCCGCGACCTGGCGCGCATGCAATCGGCTCGCGAGGCCAAGGCAAAGACGGACGGCAAGCGAGACAAGTCGACAAAGCCCGGCGATGCCGTGCGCGCGAGGTTCGTGAATACCACCAGCGAGGCGCTGGGCCGCCCAGGGGTTTATTGGATCGGCACTGCGCAAGATCGCGCCACGGGCGAAACCGTGGAAATGGAACCGCAGTGGATTTGCTCGCCGTTGAACGTTGAGGCGTTGACGCGCGACGCCACCGGCAACGAATGGGGCCGGCTTCTGGTGTTTCATGATCGCGACGGACAGGAACACCGCTGGGCCATGCCCATGTCCATGCTGGCCGGCAGCGGCGAGGAACTGCGTGCCGAGCTGCTGCGGCAAGGCCTGGAAGTGACGACCATCGCCACGCGCCGCGGGAAGCTGACCGAATACATCGGGTGGGCAAGACCGGAAGCGAAAGCGCGATGCGTGCTGCGCACCGGATGGCACGATGGTGCGTTCGTGTTGCCGATGCGTACTTACGGCGAGCAATCCGGCGAACCCGTTATTTTTCAAGGCACGACAGTGAATGGCGTCGTGCTTGGCACGGCTGGCACATTGAATGGCTGGCGGACGCAGGTAGCAATGCCATGCATCGGCAATAGTCGACTCGTGCTGGCACTGTCTGCCGCATTCGCCGGGCCGTGTTTGGGATTATTGGACAGTGAAGGCGGCGGCCTACATTTTCGTGGTTCCAGTAGTGCGGGAAAAACGACTGCGATTGAAATTGCTGTCAGTGTGTTTGGTCCGAAGAACTATATGCAACAGTGGCGCGCGACGGACAATGCGTTGGAAGCCATGGCTGCAGTGCACTCGGATCTGACGTTATGTTTAGACGAGATTGGTCAGATTGAACCGCGCACTGCCGGTTCAATTTCATACATGCTGGGCAATGGTTCGGGTAAGAACCGCAGTAATCGCGACGGAAGCGCACGTGCTCCAGCTCGCTTCCGATTGCTATTTTTGAGTTCCGGCGAAATTGGATTGAGCGACTTGGTAACTGCTTCCGGTGGCAAGTCGCGCGCCGGGCACGAAGTGCGCGTGATCGACATTCCCGCCGACGTGGACGGCGGTAGCGGTATCTTCGAGCGGGTGCCCGACGATTGCACCCCGGGAGAATTTGCCGATCGGCTGAAACGCGCAGCGGCAGAACAGCATGGCCACGCCCTGCACGAATGGCTCACCGCGCTCACTGCGGACAGATCCGGCATGCGCGATGTTTTGCGCGCGCATCGCGATCGGATGATGGATGACTTGTGCGGATCAAACACTGCCGGACAGGTACGGCGCGTTGCGCAGCGGTTCGCGCTGGTTGCCGCGGCCGGTGAGTTGGCTACAGCGAAAGGGCTGACCGGCTGGCCGAAGGGCGAGGCCGACAAGGCGGCCAGCGCCTGCTTTTCAGCCTGGTTGCGCGCACGCGGAACCGATGGCGCTGCAGAGCCGGCGGCGATGCTGGCGCAAGTGCGCCTGTTCCTCGCGCAGCATGGCGAGTCTCGCTTCAGTCCGTGGCGCGATGCCGATGAGTCGCACAAGCCGCGCACGATCAATCGCGCCGGCTTCCGCAAAGGCAAAGACGACGATGGCGACGGCTTGGCCTTCTACGTCGAAGTGGAAGTATTTCGCAGCGAGATTTGCAGCGGCTTCGATGCGCGCCAAGTTGCGCGCACGCTCGCGAATCATGGCGCGCTTCGGCTGGACAGCAACGGCGGCTTTACCAGGCGCGAACGTCTGCCAGACGGACGCAAGGCGCGCGTCTATGTGATCTTGCCGGCGCTTTGGGACGACGAAGGCGACGAAAGCGAGGCAGGCGAATGAACGCTGTCAGCGTGATCGAAGAGGCGCAACGTCTGCGGCTGATCCGCATCGCACAGGGCGCCAGTCTCCCGGTCCGCAAGGTGTTGCACCTGGCGCACGGCGATTGTCACCTTCTCGCCGATCTTCCCGACGCCGCATGCCTGGCATATGCGCGCGCCCTACTCTCCACCTTCGATCGGCGCGCAGGCAGTGCTCCCCGTGATTGGACGCAAGTCAGTACGTGCGCACGCTGCGGTCCCGTTTGGCTATGGGCCGATGCGCCGCGCCATGTTCTCGGCTGTCCATGGTGCTTCAACCGCATCGAGGGACTGCCGATCCCGCGCCCGAATCCGGATTCCGGCGGCACGACGCCGAGGGATTATCGGCCGTGAACGCCGGCGCCGCCCGCCATCTGCAGCGCGTGCTGGAAACGCGCACAGTCGATGCGGAAGCCGCGGCGTGGATCGTTGCCGGGCTGACTGCTTGGTTGCGTCCAGGTGCTGAACTGAATCTTACCGCGTGCCTGGGCTTGCCGATGAGTGCAGTGCGTGCGCGCAAAGCGCTGCGGAATATGTATTTGATCGATGCTGCCGGCGATCTGCCTGGCGGCCCTTGGGAACGTGCAAGGGCGATTCTTGGGCGCGCGCGCAGATTCTCGAATCAGAGGCTGCGGCGGTGGGCGGTAAGCGGCATACCCGAAAGTGCCAGCCGCGAAGAAGCCGCGCTCGCGCGGGCTTTTGCCACGGGAGCACCAATGCCGGATAGCGTCGAAGCGTTCCGAGGCATCCTCGCCAGCGAATCGACCCAATCAAATTCAACAAGTTCTTTGGGCCTTTGAGTGATGTGATCTTTACCGGGTAAACCACAAGGAATCACGATATGAACCAGCAAGAATTTGAACATCGGATGTTCACATTGATCGAAAGAAAGATTGCGAATTCCTCGATGAGGGGCTCCGATGCCCATGGGTACATGCATCTCATCCTGGATCGAATGAATGATGAACGCGCCGACAAGAAGGCGGCGGATTTCGCGTTGCGCCAGCACGATGCGCTGCGTGAAGTATGCGGTGAAGCTCCGCATGGAGGATTTTGGATGCGTCTTGCACAGCCGGTGCAAGGACGCGATTTGGACGCGACAAGCGGATCCGCGCTCATCCCCACGCGCATCACTCCCGAGATGATCCCCTCGCTTGTCCCGAACTCATCCGTCATTGCTTCCGGTGCGCAGATTATCCCGGTGGACGGTTCCGGTCCGCTTGCGCTCCCAAGAATAGCGAGCGGTGCAACAGTGTCTGTCACCGCTGACAACAGCGCACCGCCAGGCGGTGATCCGACGACTGACCAATGCGTCCTTACTCCATTCACCGTGTCGGCAAAAATCTCGTTTTCGAGGCATCTGACGCGTCTGTCTGCATTCGGATCGGCTCTCGAAAGTGCCCTTGCCGGTGATCTGCAGCGCAGGGGCTTTGCCGAATTGGATCGGATTGTTCTCGCCGGCTCCGGTTCGGGCGAGCCGCAAGGCATCATCGGAAATTCGAATGTGGCGACATACGCCGCCGGCGTAGACGGTGCGGCGCCTACTCCGGCGATGCTGTATGCGATGGAAAATGAGCTGGGCAGCGCCTATTCCGGCGGTGCGTTGACGTGGTTCGTCAACGCGGCGATGCGCAAAACGGCACGCGAAACGCCGACCGGCGCAGGCTTGTCGCCGCTGTGGAGCGATGACAATGCCTTGCTCGGGTATTCGACCGTCGTGACCGAACACATCCCTTCCGATCTTTCCAAGGGCGCCGGCACCAATTTGAGCGCCTCGATCCTTGGCGATTTCTCGCAAGTCGTGATCGGCTTTTGGAAGCCTGCCTTTGAGGTCTTGTTCAACCCGTATGCGACGAACGGATCGGTTTCGATGACCGTATTCATGGATGTCGGTTTCGGCCTCATGCGCAATGAGGCGTTCATCGTCTGCCGCGATTTCGTCACCGCGTAACGCGGGACCCGTCAGCCGGAGGTGCGGGCTACCAATAACACCGGCAGCACGAGGCTCGAATCCCCCCGCGTTTGCAGTGGGCAACTGCACAACGTATCCCGATCGGGCTGATCGTGCAGCGATGGCTGCGGGGCTGTTGGAAGCAGTCCCGCGGCCAGCGCTCCCTTCCTTGAGGAATCGTGATGGCATCGAATAGCCGCGACGAAAAAATCCGCTACGTCTACGAGACGGATGGCGCCGAAAAGCTCGGCGCGATCGAAAAGACGCTCGGCGACATCGCCGAAAAATCCATCGGCATGGAAACCGCCTTTGGTTTCGTCAAGCAGCACCTGGAAGAGTTGACACTCGCGGCGCTGGCGCTCAGTGCCGCGTTCAAGGGCATCGAGTTCGGCAAGGAATCTCTGAAGAATGCCGAGGACGTCGAATCGTCCTTGTCGCGCGTGCGCGCGCTGGCGAAGGATGGTGCCGATGCGTTCGGCGAGATGGACGATGCCGTCGAAAAGGCCGCCCGGGCGGTCAATGTTTCGACGCAGGAATCGGCGAGCGGCCTTGCCGCGCTTGTATCGACCGGCATGAGCGCAAAGGATGCGATGGAGGCACTCGTGCCGACATTGCAACTTGCGAAGATCGCGCAGATCGACGTCGGCCAGGCATCGCAGATAGTCACGCAGAATCTGCAAGCCTTCAATCTGCCGGCGAGCGACGCGCAAAAGATCGTCGACCAGCTCACTGAGGCCAGCCATGGCGCCGCCGGCGGCCTGGGTGCCATGTCGGCAACCCTCGCGCAGCTCGCCCCGGATGCAAAAGCGCTCGGGCTGAGTTTCAGCGATACGGTTTCCGTGCTCGGCGTGCTCAATGACAAGGGCGTCGACGCCACAAAATCCGTGCGCGGCTTGCGCACGGTATTTCAGGAACTGCAAAACCCGGCCAGCAATCTTCGGCAGGAGCTATTCGCGCTCGGCGACGGAACTGGCGATTTCAGCACCGCGATCACGACGCTCAATAGCGGCACGCCGCGCGCACAGCAGGCATTGCTATCGCTCTCCGGGACGGCGCGGACATTGGTCCAGGCGTTGGGCGAAGCTGGTCCTGGCGCCATTTCCGCATTCAATGCCAAGCTGCAGGAAACCGGCGGCTTGGCCGATCGGGTGGCGAAGGCGCTCGACGATAACCTTCGGGGTGCGTCGCAAAGGTTCGGGTTTGC